GAACTGTTGCCCAACTTGCAGCATCCATAGCACTTGAAGCCCAACCTACCATCAGCGGGCCAACCTTATCTCCTAATATAGATGAAACTGCATCAGTTGATTCTTTTAAGTCATTTTGAGCCTGCATTGCTTTTTGTAATTCACCAACAGACATTCCCACTGCCGCTGCTGCAGCTTGCTTTTGGTAGACGTCCATTTCATTGAATTCAGCAATGCCCCCCAGTTGCTTCATTGCCTCAGAGGCAGCCTCATTGATCTTACCTGCAAGTGCAAGTTCACGAGCTTTACTCATGTTTATCTGCTTACCTAATAAGACTGAAGCTTCCATTTCAGCCTCCATTGAACTATCAATGTCTAATAAGTTATCAGATATTTTAGCAACTGTACTCATTTCAAGTCCTAATTGCTTAGCACTTATTGCCATCTTGGCCATTTGATCAACCGAACCATCTGTGTATTTTGCAAATGTTTCAGAGTTTCCTGCCATGTCCTCCATGACCTTTCCGATAGGTACGTTGGCTGCTTTGGCCATATTTGCAACCATTTCGCCTGTTTCGGCAGCAGTTCTACCAGTTGAACCTTCGGCAGCTTTGAATTGTCTCATCAACTTGGCTGCACTATCTGCACCAACACCATATTTATCAACTAATTGTGCTGTATCTGCTATTAAGTCTGAAGTTACTGCACCTATTGACCCAAATTCAGTTACTAATGCAGCTGCTGACTCCTTAGTTGCCTTTACAGAACCTCCCATAGCAACACTTTGTATACTTGCGATACCAATATTTTTTCCTAACTGAGCAGCTTGACCCATACTCATTCCTAGGTCTTGAGACCATGCCTTGAACTCCTTGCCCGCAGTTAGTGCTGCCTTACCTAATATGACACCAATGGCTCTCCAGTCTGTAGCGAGTGCTCCTGCCATCTCGAGAATACTTTGCATCTTCTTTTGCCACTCATCGAGTTCTGAAGTTGAGGCCTTTATTGCATCTGCTATTTCTTTTTGTCTAGTATGAAGTTGTAATTGAATCTTATTTTCTTCAAGAGCAATTTTTAATGCTTTATAAGCTTCAACATTTCCAGCTTGTCTGGCCTTTACAATTTCGTTCATCAACTTAGTTTGATCTGTCTGATACTGTGCTATTTGTCCATCTAACCTTACACTTGCAGCTTTGGTGGCCTGATCCTCAGTGCCAAATTGCTGCATGACTTTCATTTTGTCAAGTTGATTAGTTAAAACTTTATCTTGTTCTTTTTGTAGATCTCGAATCAGTCTTTCAGTCTTGAGTTGTGCAAGTCTTGCTTTTTCTCCAGCAGTTGCCTTACTACCCCTCTTCCCACCAGCTTTGTATTTATCTTTTTCGTTGGCCATCTATTAGATTCCTGGATATCCTACATCCTTTAAGTTTTGTCTCACATATTCGGGAAAATTTTCTACACCTTTATATCTTTTCTCCATTGTCTTAAAGTAGTCTTCTGTTTCTTTAGCCAACTTTGCCTTTAAGCCCCTTATGATTGGATCATTTTTTATTTTTGATTGTTTTGCTGAGTCGAATATATCATCAATAAAGCTATTTAACCAACCTTCTTTGATGTTGCCTTCCTTGATCTGCTTTGTAAGCTTAGATCTTATAAGTTCTTTTATTTTGCTTCTTTTATGCATGAGCCTTCCAATTTATAGTTTTATATAAATATCTAGACTATTGAAAATTACATTGAATTATTAGCCAAATGGGCCTCTGTGAACTTTACCACCCGACTTTCCCCTGGAAGCCTTTTCAGATGCTTCACCTTCTGCTTTAAGTTGTTCTGCTAATTTAGTGTGATAGAACCTTCTCAACCATATTGGCATGTTATATGTTTCTGTCCAACCAAACCCTCCTTTAGTGTGATATAACATCTCAAAGATTTGGTTATGTAACATGGGCCTGTATTCAAGCCCCAGGCCAAAAAAAGGATACTCCCATAGGAATTGATATTGACTTAGACTCTCCAGTGTCCTCACTAATAAATTCAAATGTCATATCTAAATCTGGAGTTATTTTTTGTATAAAGCTTCTTAATGCTAAAGAGTCTCTAGAAAGCATATTATCAATGAGACCATCTAGCCTTCTTCTGTCTGTCTCACCATCAATTGAAATAATCATATGCTTCAATCTTGTTGTAAGTTCACTTGAAACTTCTTTTCTTATCTTCTTAAAAGCTTTTATTGCAAGTTCAATTTTTATTTCATCACCATGTTGTAATAGTTTAAATTCAACATCTTTCTTTGAAGCTGGTAGGGTGAATGTAAAGTTATTTCCGTTTTGGTAGTGTGATTCATCAACCTCTTTGTCATTTAACTTCATAAGGTCAATAGTCACTTCTTGTTTCTCACCAGTAAATGGATCAACACATTCTGCTTTATAATCAGCACCATAAGCCAATACTCTAGCAGCAACCATTATTGCATTTTTATCACCAATTAATAGTTTATGATAAGGAACTTTTTCTCCTTCACCATTTGAAACTATTAAAGCTTTTAGAAGTTTATCAATAACAACACCTTGCTTAATTAGATTTTGTGAAGTAAGAATATCTTCTTCCCTTGCTGTCATATATTTTAATTCAACCTTTCCTGTTCTTAACGGATTATCTTCTTCATAAAGTAATCCCTTACTTGGAAGATCTACTATCTCAGTTGGAAATGAAGCCTCTGCATCACTTTCAACTTTTTGTTTTGGTTTTGGTATTGTACCAGTGTAATCTGAATCTACTACTTTAGACATAACTTTTTCCCTTTATTGTGTTTGTAACTGTATATATAAATATATACATTTTTAAAAACATAAAAAAAGACTCTACAATGAGAGCCTCTTATTATTTATTATATTTGTTTTTGACTTAGAATTGAAGTATGGCGTAATCAAATACTATATCAATAGAAATTGTTTGGGCATCTGTACCAGCCCAGTCAAGATCACTAAAATCAGCCTTGCTACACCAAGCACCTTTTAATGTCCATTCTTCTACTTTATCACCTACAGGTCCTAACATATTGATTGTGATATCCTTTTTATAAAAATCAGCATATCCATCTCTACCAGTTACAGATTCATGACTAGCTCTTACCCATTCCATAACAGCTTGAGCACCTGAAGGTACTATTGGATCATAAAGTTCAATGCCAGACATAGGATCCCACTTTGACTTCCCTTTAACATGTCGTTGAACGTTTATATGTTCTAGTGTTACTGTTTCAGATGTTATTGAAGGTCTTGCAGCCTTCTTAATTAAATATGAAGGTATACCATCAATATACATAATGAATCTCATCTTTTGTTTTGGTTCAAAAGACGTGAACATTATTTCATTAGGATCTATTAAATTTGCCATTGTTTTGTTTTCTCCGTTGTTTCCCTATTTAATATAAATATTAAGAATTAAGAAAAAAAAGCCCAGCCTAAGCCGGGCTTTTATCTATCTATTAATCTCCTGGGAAAGTAGCTCCAGTTGGTAAGATATTAAAATCAAGAACAATAAATTCAGCAGTTTTAGTGGGCTGAAGGTAAATTGCCCCTACCATTTGATTTCTATCAATTACATCTGGAGTGTTATTAGTTTCATCCATTACAACCTTAAAGGCATAAAGACCTTGTCTTTGTTGTACACTATCAAGGTAAGGATTAGCTATATTTAAAAATCTATTTCTTGTTGCTGATGTATTCTGTTCAAATACTAAATATTTAGTAGCTGAAGCAATGAACTTCTTAGCAGCAATTAATAGTCTTCTTACATTTATTCTATCAAGAGCACTTGACTTAACTTGAAGAGTTTTTTGTCCCCATACAACAAATCCAGTATTTGGAAATGAAGCAATAGGATTAATGTTACTATCATAAAGATCATCTCTATCAGATTGAGTTACTCTATCATAAGCATCAAGTACTTCAGTTAATCCACCTCTATTTAAACCAGCTGGTGCAAACCATTCATAAGCAACTTTGTCATTATAAGCAATTACACCACCAAGTACTACAGAAGGTGGTACCCAAACAGGTAAGTTAACATTTGTATCAAGAATTTTTACCCAAGGATAATAAGTTGCTGCATAGCTTGTATCAATTGATGATACTGTACTTTGACAAGCAGCTATTGTTGCCTCTTGTGCGTCAGAATCCATTACATAAAATGCATCTCCCCTAGTTTCACATAGGTCCATTGCAGCTTGTGTTAATGCAGAGTGTTTACTTCTAATTACACCTGGTAGTAAAAGCATATTAAAGTCATAAAGATCTTGATTTGCTAAAGCATCAAGTCCTCTTTTATAAGCAAGATATCCATCAGCATTTGTAGTTGAAATATCATAGCCAAAAGAGTTAGTTGCAGAAATATTTTTCCCTTTTAACACAATTCTTGCAGGATCATATCCATTAAATCCATTAGTCATAGGAACAATAAACTTCCTTGCATTTAATGGAGAGTCTGAAGAGCTTAATGATGTATTAGGAGTACTAGCACTTGGATGAGAACTATAAGTTCCGAGATCAAAGTCTGAGTTATTACCTGCAGCTGCACCATTTGGAAATGGATTCAAATAAT